TAGAGCAATCTGGCTCCTTTTTTATTTCTCTGTTTGCATTTCTTTTGCATACTTTATCTGATAATAATTAACAGCTGCACACAAAAAAAAGAAGCGCCGGTCTCGTGGACGAACCTCGCGCCTCTCCCTCCCTGTTGTAGTCAGGGATCTTTAAGAACTGCAGTATAAATTTAATCATTTTTTCGGTTCATTGATACCTTCAGAGGCAATAAAAAAGCCGCGCGGATCTCAAGCTCATTCCAGGAATGTAACAAATGTAATACCGGACCAGTGCCAGGATAGTTGACAACACCATGCGTACACCATGCGTACACCTATAACACGGCAGGCAATAAAAAAGCCACATTTGAAGTGGCTCTTTAATACTGACCTCGAATAAGGCGATTTAAGACACGATCTCAATGTGAGCGATAGTGTGATACCCCTCTTTAGAGATACTTCGCCGCAACATAGGCAAAGATGAGCAGGCCAATCATGACGACATAGAACACATAGTCCCGCCAGCCATCCTTTTCAGGTTCACCGCTTGGTATGTGTCCCATGTCATTGTCTGAAGTAACTGGCATGGATCCGTCTCAGTCGCCTCCGCTCCCGTTGCTGGCAAACGTGGCAACAGACTAAGCCGACAATGATGAACAGCCACAGGGCAGTCATCAGGCCGACAATGATACACGGCAATGTCTCCATAGCCTTCAGTTTAAGAATAGGTTTGCAGACAGTAACCTTGCGAGTGCTAAAGTGCCGTAAGCATCACCACGAGGGGAATAGATAACCCACCTGACAAGTAGGTACGGGATCTTCACCGGCACTGGTGCCGGAGCATTGGAATAATAAATTTGGTTCATGATTTGAAGCTGAAAGGGCCTCCGCTCGATGGCTACCATCATCCCCTAAGGAATAATGCATCAAGTTTCGGCCCAGTAAGACTTCAGTTTTCAATAAGAGGATGATTGGTAGCACCACAAACTTAAACCTATTTTTTGAATTGATAATGCCTTGCCGGAAAATTTGTAGCTTTGCCCTGTAAGTAGCTTTTGTTTCCGTTTTAAAAAGTGGGTCAGCGGTGGCTCACTTTTTTCATTAAAAGAGGAGCCAGCAACGCGCCAGCTCCTCCCAACCTAAAAACAAGGCTCATGGCATTTGCCGTTTTAAAGCACGCCGGAGCCTTTGCTCCTTACCCGGCCGGGATTTCTTCTTTTGGAGAGTAATGCCGAGTTTTGCAAGCCTCAATTTCTCCCGTTCAGCTGCCGATTTTTTGAAACAACTGTAATCAATATCCCGGTCACCGGTTATTACCTTCCGCTCCGGTTCGGTCCGTTCAATAATCGGATCCCTTTTCACCAGGGAATAGTCCCTAATCTTTTTTTTCATCTCTCAAGTTTTAAAATAGGGCCAAGGCAAACCTCCCGATCAACCCCGGCCCTCCCCACCAAGGGAAAAAATTATCTTAAATACCATCTCTGATGACTTATCTGCCTTGCGCTCACAAAATGCATGAAAACGTACCGGATCCCGTCAATCAAATGATTGAACGCATCAATCGGAATGCCAGACCGCTTATCGTGCCAGCAGTAATTGTTCAGCTCCTTTTCAAGGTTCCGGGAATCTTCTGTTATCACTATCCGGTAATCCTGCATCACCTTTAATGTCTCCGCCACAGATCCCTTGCCCTTGCTCACAGGCTTAATGTTGAAATATCGCTTCAGCTCATCTATTGTTCTCGGATTGGCACAGTCAGCGACAATCAAATCCTTCGCGCTGCAATGGAAGGCTATAAGCTGCCGGAGCTGGTCTGTTGAATTCCCGGACTTAAAGATCTTTTCGTCACCATAAATAATCTGACGCTTGGTATCAAGAGCGACCTTGACCATTGCATCCTGATCCCGGAACCCAAAGTCCAGACCGTAGGCAACCGGCAATGAAGTATCAAACTCTCCATAGGTCCAGTTCGGCAGGATCGCACCGGCCAGACTACCCAGTTCACCAAGTCCATAAACCCTCCAGTAATTTTCATACTCCGGCTTATCCCGATACTTCTCTATCTCCCGCCTTTCAATATCGCTCAGAAACGGGTTATCCTTATACGTGGAATGGATCAGTTCAAAAGTATCAGGGAAGTTTTTCATCAAATCCTGTACCCAGCCGGCAAGCCAGGGGTTATAATCCAGAAACACAAGCCCGGATCGGTCCGCCAGTGACTTATAAACATCACCTGTGATGTTCCTATTACATTCATTAATGAACAATACGTCCCTGCGAGTACCTTGCGCCCGCGGCAGGTTACCCTCAATACCAAAGAACTCGACAACACTCTCCCCAACCTGATAAGTGTTCTCTGTTTTATTCCGAAGATCAGCAACGTTAAATCCTCTCGACTCAAGTATCTGTTCCCAACTTCGCATACACCCGGCCTTCAGATGAGGCAATCCATAGGAACATATAGAGACGAGCAGTCGTTTCTTCATACATAGCCCCGCAATAAACTGCAGGATGCTGTAAGTCTTACTCGAACCCTGCCCGCCCTGAAGAATTATCAGTCTCTTCCCGGCGAGGTAAGCTTCTAAAATCCTCGTGAATACGTTCGTTACCTTTATCTCCATCATCATCTGTATTGAAAAATTCCATAACCATCTTAGTGCTTTTCTCATCAACACCAGGAGGGAGTTGTAATTGTACCGGAGGTAAGACTTCATGCTGCACCAGGGCTTTATCAGCCCAGCCGTCACGGTTTTTGAGCCAGAAGATCTGAGCAATGATATTGCCCTCAATGCCAGCACGATAGATCGCCTCTCTCATCAGTCCCGTGCCCTCTTCCTTGCGTTCCTGCAGGTAATGTGATGCCCGCAGCCCGAACTCACGCTCAATGGCAGAGGCAAGAGTAATTTTATTAATGTTCAGGATCCTTGCAATGGCCGTGATGTTAACGTGTGCCCGGGCCATCTCATCAACCCTGGTCCAGTCTATATTCGCCCTCGGCTTTCCTCTTGTTGCCATATCAACTCTTTTATTTGTCGTATTAACTGCTTCCGCGTACGCTTCAGCGCCGGTATGATCTGCTCACCACCAACAGCCGTTTCAATATCTTTGCGCAACGCTTTCTCTCTCTTGGTTCTCATGTCATGAACCTTAGTATCATTTTCACCTGGTCAGGCTGCAAGGTTACCCGGTTCAACTGCGGACTCCAGGCCGAATGCTCTTTAACCTCAAAAGGCCATACCGGCAACCTGGCTGAAGGCAAACCTGTTAAAACGTTAATAAGCACGTCACTCGCTTGCGCAAATGCCACACATGACCTGATAAAGTCAGCCTGCTGCTCATTCTGTGCGACCAGATCAGCTGAGTTAAGGAAGGCATTCACCGCAGCCTGATCAAATGTCACCTTCCCGTCCTTAATACTCCAGAGTTCAACCTTGCCGTTGTAGACCTGATTCTTTGCCGCCCTGGCCTTGATATAGATCTCATTCGGCAAAGGAACCGCGATCATACTCTTATATTCATCCGCCTTATCAGCATCTGACTTGGTAGCTGCAGCATAAAGTGCCTGGGGAGTGTGACAAAGCTTAAACAGCTCGGCGTAAGTAGTGATCGCTGGCAGGCCTGAGTTGTTCCAGGTGTCCAATAGTGCCTGTAAAGCGGCTTTCGCTGCCTCAAGCTCTGCCCTGGCCTTTACCTTAAACTCGGCGTTCTGGTACACGACCATCGGATATGTGTCAGTCTTACTCATAACTGGTTCTGTTTTACGGCGAGCCCTGTCAGTTCGTTAATGTAATGAAGTGCTGCCTGGATGCTGGGGACCATTTTTGCTGACGATTTATGTCCTGTAAAGACCTTAGGAAGCGGGCACATTGCCGAACGCACGCAAATAGAATGCAGCTCCACTGCGGGATTATCGGTAATTGTCGGGCTTACATCAGCCTCAGTGATCTTCTTAAACTCCCGGCCTGCGGCAAAGTAGAATTTACCGGAAAGGCTAAACATGAAGGACCGGTTTTCTAATCCGGGATCCTGTTCAGCTCCTTTAATCTTCAGTGCCCTTCTGATTGCCTCCAGACGGGCCTTGTTTGACAGTGCCGGCGTTGCAGCCGCGTTCCTTGCCTTCTCCTTTGCCTGCTCTTCCTGGGCCTTCTTTTCGGCCCGCTCCCGCATCTCTGCCAGCTTGCGATCCATGCCGGAAGGCTTCTTTTCAGTGCCTTTCAAGATTCGGCGAAGCCTTGCGGCCTCATTTAGATCAACCTTACTTTTGTCCATGATTGTCAATTTTTAGTGATGTTATTCAATATCAATGCTTTAAATTCAATCCTCAATGCAATCCCCTGGCGAACCGTCAGGATCCTTGAAATCAGCAGTTCGGTCACGACCTCAAAATAAGTCATGCCATTAAATAGGTGTTGTGTGTTTATAATCGGCTTCATAATGCAATTTGTATGCAAGTGAATATTTAGTATCTCGTATCGTATTCAAATTTAGTCATTTATAAGCTTCCGTCAACAGCTCAGGAAGCATATATCCACCTGAGTCACCTCTATTTTTTGCCATTTTTCGAACATTTTCCCTTTTTATTTGAAAAGTGAATAAAAATTTACCTTATTCGCTGCATTACGCTGCTTTATGCTTTTAGTGTCAAACATGTGTATTTTTGTCAAACATACTTTGACACTTTAACTTGTTGATTTACTGTGCTTTTAAGGGTGTGTCAAACATGTCAATCTTTTTTATATATAAATAGTATATACAGTAATGGTAATATGATATGATACACCCATGAAGTATATCGAAATTTGGTTGACATCTTTGACATTTGCTCATACTCTCTCATTTTTAATCAGTTACACTGTCAATCACACTTTGACAAAGTTTGACACTTTGACAAAATCGGATCGTTTGAACAGGTACGGCGTGCCGGACTTGCTTGCCGCGAGCTGGTCTTCAAAGGGGTAATATCGTTGGTTTCTTCCCGGGACCATGGCGAAGTCATCTTTAAATGCCCGGATGATCCAGGATAGGCCTTGCCGGTTGTCATAGGAGAAAAACTTGGTTTTGATGTCTGTTGCAGATGCGTAGAATTCTTCCAGGCGTTCGTGGTTCTCGAAATATTCTTTAATCAATATTTCAAGGTCCTTGCTCACTTCGTGCCGGCTTTCTCTGACAACGGCGGAAAGGAATTCGTTTTTTAGTTCGTTGGTTGTAAAGCCTGATCTGCTCGGCGCGTTGTCCCAGTCAAGTGGTGGGAGGGATCTGAGGTAATAAAGGAAGGCCGGGATCTCTTTCAGGAGTTCTTTTTCAATGGCATGGTTGACGTGAGTGGGTGTTGAAAGCTTTCTGACAAAAAACCGGATCTCTTTCTGGTCGATCAATGCGAACTTGTCTTCATAGTTGCTGGTCAAAATGATCTTCCCGAAAAACGGGACCATGTACTGAGCGACATATTTTTCATTGATGGTGATGTACTTTTGAGTTGCCAAAGCCTTCAGTTTTTCCATTGTAAGCTTTTTCTCGAATAAGGTTTCTTCAATGGCAATGATGTTTTTGCGGGCGTAGAAATTGAAGTTGCCGAGAAAATCAGCTGATGAAAGGAGTACCATGTTATCACCGAAAAGCATGTTGAACCAGTTCAAAACTGTGGTTTTTCCCGTGCCTTTCTCAGCCGATACCAGGGCGAGAATCACAGTCTGACGATCCGGGTACAGGTAGAGGATCTGCATGTATCGAATGCCGAGTTCAATCTGAGAGCCAAAGGCGTGCTCCAATAACCACTGAGTCCATTGCCAGGACCCTTCTTTCGGTACATGGGAGACAGGGGAGTATAAATTGTAACAGCCGTCAACCACAGGGCGATAATTTGTGTTGTCAGGGACCATGCAAAACCCATCATACTTAGGTATGGTTTTCAAAAAATCCCTGCTGTGGTCGAGGATTATTGTTTCTTTATTCCAGTGTTTTAACTCTTTCCTGATAATTCCGTACCTGTCTCTGGTACTGATCACCTTAAAAAAATCGACCCCAACCCTGACATACGATGTTTCTGGAGATGATGCTTTAACCGGTTGCTGAGCTGGCAAATCCTCAACAACCTTTGCAGTGCCAAACCAGGAGATGTTTCCGTATATGGATTCAACCGGCTTGACGATCTCAGATTCAAAGGGAAAATCACCACCTGCAAATTCCTGGAGATTTGCGAGAAGCTCCGCCTTATCCATACCGAACCTATGAGCCGCACCGGCCAACCTTATAATATAGGCGTTTCTTGACCCCTCAGAGAAGATTCCCTGCTTGTCTGTCCAGGCCTTCAATTTATCGTATAATGATTGCGTGTCCTTGCGGGGTGAATGAGCCGGTGGAGGCCAGGATTCAATAAACTGTCTGTTTAACTCCGATGAAGTGTCTGAGTAGAGCGCTTCAGGGTCGTGAGCCAGAAAACAGGCACGGGATACATCCTTGCACTGAGGGTCAATTTTAATGTTCAACTGCTGGTTAAAGAACCTCTCCAGCGCATAATAATATTCCAGGTGTGACCCTGCAGTCATATCAACGGCAAACACTGCCTTCAGTCCATTGCCTGAGGGAGAAACAAACATGAGAACAGGATCAATAACTTCCTTGATCTTCTCCTGGAGCTGCTTTATTTCGCCGTTGGTACCTATATGGTCGAGGTCGACACATATAAGGCCCGAATGATTGAGCAGGCCCTCAATTTTACGCGAAGAAAATATCCCGGAAAAGGTGACGTAGGGGAGTTTTGACTTTAATGATTCTCGTTTTTTCTTGTCTGTCTCACTTCTTAAGGCCTCGGTCCTGGCTTTAAGCTTTGTGTCCCCCGATATTGCTTTGGCGACCACTTTTATCTGCGTTGCCTTGGTCGGCTTGGTCTGCATGATCCCATCGGCAAAAAATGAAAAATCTTTCATGACAGTTGGTTATAATGCTCCAAAAAATCATCAAAGGATCTGACCAGCCAGTATAACCCGCCGGCACGCTCAACGGCTTCCTGGTATGCCTTCTGATCCGCTGACTGCCGGTCCTTCATTTTGACCTCAACTTTTACAGCCTTGCCGGAAATTACGGCGGATATATCAGCGGTTCCCTTCACGCCAGCTCCCGGGATCCACTGCCCGGATCCGATCCGCTTCTTATCACCGAGCACATTTTCGACAACTATCGAATTGTCCAGATATCGGCCAGTGCTGTTGACGCGCTCGCCCTGATGACCGCTGAACTTCAGAAAATCAAGAATACAGCGCGTCAGCCCGTTCGCAGTACGATCGCTGTAAACCGGATAGGACCGTGCGTACTCTGGAATATTCGGATGACGCTTGCGAGAATATTCAAGTGCCAACTCACGAAGCTGCTTCAGTCCGTTCATCGTAGCTTCTTTGCTGCAGACTTCTGCAGGGTCTTTTTTACGGTTTCAGAAGGGGCCTGTTTGCAGATCGTTCTCTCAGCCATCCACGCCAGGATCTGCTTGCGGGAAAACACGAGACGGTTTCCAAATCGCTTGCACGGCATCTGTTTGAGGCCTGTTGATGTCTCCCGGTAAACGAAGGCTTTACTGAAACCAAAGTCCCGGCACAGATCCTCCACGTCCATACGGTCCGGGAGCTCTGGCGGTTTCGGATCATGTTTGATATCGAGAAGAAGATTCTCAATATTCGTGAGCCGGGCGTCAATTACATCAAATGGATTTGTCATTGGTGTAGCATTTTTTTTCGAAAGCTACCACCAGCGGGAGAGGCATAACCGGTTTAAACCGGATACTATTTCTAAAAATCTTCTTTAATTCTTGATCTCAGAGTGTTAATTTCTTCATTAACAACCTTTTGCCTCTCATTCGACAAATAAGGGACTATACTCTCAAAAAGATGGATTTTATTGATAGTCTTTTGATGAGTAGATTCAGGGCTGACTCTGTTATGTCGTTTGGAATAAAACGAAAAATGTTGACTGGCTTTCACGTTGCCCGGTTTCATTTTATCGCCTGAGTGTACGGCAATCAGGGCCCTTTGCTTTAAGCTCAGCTCATTTCCCCTGGAGATATTTCTCGCCTGTTCATCCAAGAATTTCAATAACACTTCGGCGCGGATCTGTTCATGTAGATTTGATCTGTCAGTCAGGTAGCGTTTCAGGTTTCGAAGATGCAATTCTTCTGTATAACCTATATTCCGGCCTGTCATATACTTTAAATCAGAATCATATAGCTCCCTTAATTTGTTACCTCCCCGGACAGGGATCTTATCAAGGAACCTTGACCAATGTATGTTTAACTCCTCGGCTGTCATGCTGGTAGGCACGTCAGGCAATGGATTAAGCTTGTCGTATTTAATATGTTCAGTGTGCTTTTCCATGTCATTAGGCTTTTACGGTCATTCGCGGAAGCTTTGCGGCATTGTTGACCAGATCTTCATCAGATAAGCTGTCCAGATAAATTTCAGTTGTTTTCAGGGTCGCATGACCCATGCTTTTACTGATATTGAAGAGGTCAACCCCTGACCTTCTGGAAATACTCGCGAAGCTGTGCCGGGCAGCGTAACTGGTCAGCTTATCAATTCCCAGGGCATCGCCAATTTTCTTCATTTTCTTATTGACACTGTGGATTACCAGATGAATGATCTCTCTCTCTCTGGTCGGAGTCAATCCCTCAGATAAGTAAGGAAAGATATAATTTGAGGGTTTGCGCTCATTGCCGTACTTTTCAATGATCATTCGCATCTCAGGAGTTATGATTGCTCTCAAAAGACGTTTTTTTGTACTCTGTTTGAGGGTTTTCTGTCTGTACCACTCAATGACATTGCCTTTCACGTTTTCGTATCTGAATCTTAAAATATCATTCAGGTTAGCACCGGAGCAATAGAATGAGAAGATCCACAGATCTCTCCATTTTTCGTCTTGAGGTAACAATGGATAATTAAATACATCCATGAGTTGCGAAGTCGTTAAAGCCAGTTTCCTGCCCTCGCCTGTAGGTATCTGAAATTTACCCTCACCGAACGGATACTGAACCGGTGAAATAATCCCGCTTCTCAGACCATCATTAACCACTGCCCTCAGTGCTCTCATATTTATACTGATGGTAGTATCCTTATTTCCTTCCTTCACCATGTGTTTCTGGTATCCTTTGAGCCAGTCAACAGTAACGTCTGAATATTTCACGTCCTTATCAGTATAATTCTTTATGCTGCTCAGCGCGCACGAATACCAGACCTTCGATCCGATCCGTCCCTCATCATGTAAGAAAGCTATCTTATTATCAAACGCTGTCAGGATACTGTCATCAGCACCTCTTGAAAGCCTCAGATTAAATCCTTCAAAGGTGAAGTGCTTACCCGGAGCCAGATCCTTAATAATGTCTGTGAGCGTCTTAAAGCTGGCATACATGAGTTTCTTTTTATCCAGTAGTTTGCCGCGTGGATTTTTGCCTTCTAAAAGTGTGTTCCAATCATCTAAGGATATGTCAACGCTTGGATAGTAGTGCTGTTTACGATTGTGAGTGACACGAATCTTCACGGGATAGTTGCCATTGTCTTTAGATTTCCTTACATCCAAGAAAATTGCTGCAGTAACGTCCTCAAATGAGAAGTTTTCCAGAATCTTCTTAACTTCGCTGAGATCTTGGTGATTGTTTTTCATAATTCAGGCTATTTAATTCATACCATTTGCATACAAATATAGTAATTAAATACAAAACGATACAAATGAATACAAAGTATTTATCAACAAAATGCCTGATTCTCAGGGTTATTAATCAAGACGTATAAAACGATAAAACGGGGTGGTAAATGCCTTCTAAGCTGTGGGTCCCGCGTTCGAGTCGCGGCGGAATCACAACTA